TTCTGCTGAAGGTATTCGAACGGGTCTTCGTCGCGTAACCGCGACCAGTCCGGCTCTTGATCGGCTGATAGCTGGCCGGCCATCACCTCAAGAGCTTGAGCGTATTTTTCACGCTCAGCCGTAATTGCCTGAGCCTCGGCTGCGAGCGACTTGCGCTGCTTGGCCAGCTCTTGCGTCTTGCGGCTATAATCCTGCATTCGCTGATAGCCGTTGGCCGCTTCCTCGCGGGTGACCCGCTGTCGCTCGCCGTTAATTACAACGTCGATCAGCTCGGGTTCCGGTTCAGTTGCGTCATCGTCATCACCGTCGTCAGGCTCGGCCTCGACTTCGCTTGCAGTCTCGACTTCTGTCTCAACCGCCTGCTCAGTTTCGGCCTCGGTGCTGCTCATATCGTCAGCCGCCGGTTGCGCTTCTTCGGTCGGAGTGTCCTCGCTCGGAGGGTTCGTCAAAAAAGAAACCGCTTGTTCTAAGTTAAGGCTCTCTTGCATTGCTGCTCCTTTTGGGCTGCCAGAGGCTTGGCCCTAGAGAAATGAACGCTTGCGCCCTTTGAGAGCCTCAAGCTGGGACTTCGCCAGGTCGCCGGTCTCAACCACCTGGTTTAGGTGCGCGCGGACGTCGCCAAGCGCACGAAACAGTTTGAATAGGTACTCGCGGCGCTCTGCGTCGCCGTCGTCGCTGGCGCGCCAGGCATCGGTGTAACGCGCCTCAAGCACCTGGAATGCATCGATGAGAATCGGGTTGCGCAGCAGGTTCTCGACCTGCGCAGCGCGGTCGACCTCAAGCCGCAGATCTTGTTCGTCCATTACGGCGCCGGGATGTTGCCCTGCCCGCCCGGCAGGTTGGCGGCGACTTTCACGGCTTCAATTTTTGCCTCCTCGATCAGCTCCGAGCGACGCAGCTCCAGCTCTTGCATGGCTATTTCGCGTTTCAATTCCAGCTCGGCCGCGGCCTTTTCGCGAGCCAAGGCAATATCGGCCTCAAGCTTAATTTGAGATCTTTGAATCTCGGCCGCGACCACGGGGTCAAGTTGCGGCTGCTGCTGCTGCTCAGCGGCCTGGGCGGCCAACTGTTGCGTGACCTCCTGCACCCGCGCCGGCGGGTTGAAGAAGGCCTGCGTATCCTTGAAGCCAGCCATCTCGACCATCTTGGCCAGCGTGCCGGCGTATTGGCTCAGGTCACACAGCGGGTTTTGCGCGCCCAAGGTCTGCAGGATCTGCTCTTGCTTGCCGGCGACCTGGCCGAGAAACGCCATCTTTTCGGCCGTCTGGCCAGTGCCGAGGCCGACGTTCACGACAACGTCCATCTCGGCATTCCAGCCGCGCGGATCGACCTCGACGAATTTGTTGCGGATCCTGATCGTTTTCGGCTGGTCTTGGTAGGTGGTGACCATGCGCAGGATCAGCTTAAAAAGATCTGTGACGCCGGTCTCAGCAAACACACGCGCGATCAGCTCGACGTTTGCAGCAGCCGCCTGCACGGTCGCCGCAACAGCGCTGGCGGTCGATGACTGCAGCGCATCGGCATCGAGGCCCAGCGACGCCCTGGAGAGGCCCGTGCGCTGCTCTTTGACCTGATCCATATAATTTAACATGGCCAGGCCTTCGCGGCCCACCGGCTGCACGTTGAGAGGCGTGACCGCGCCTTGCTGGCGTACCCGCACGATGCCGCCAGGTCGGCTTGTCATAAGGTCCGACAAGTTGGTCGCGCCTTCCACAGCCAGCACGCGGCTGCTGTTGGTCAGATACAGGTTGTCCAGCACCTGGCGCAGCACCGCGCTCTTGGTGAGCTGCAGGTCGAACATTTTCTCGCTGATCGACTGGCCGATGACGCGGTGAGGCATCAAAATCGGCGACAGCATCGCGAACGGGATTACATCCGTGATCTGGTTCTCGAGAACCTCATAGTCGGTCCCGATGGTGCAGACCCGGCGCATTTCGGAGATCCCGTCCTCATCCTGGTCGATGCGGATGAAAGACTCCTGGAACAGCACCCGCTCCTGGGTCGGGTCAGCCGGATCGTCGCGATAGCTGTTCAGATTTTGAAAGCGCTTCTGCTTCTCCTGGTCGAGCGTGATGTCGCGATAGCCGCCGTAGCTTTCCACCACGTCCTTGTCGAAACCCATCGCGACCAGGTCGCTGATCGGCATCTCGGTGCGGTGCGCCACAAAACGCGCCTCGTCCAGCGTCTTGGCGCGGCCGTCGATAAGCAGCTCTTCCGGCGGCACATGGTCTAGCAGCACGCGACCCTTAGTAACGCGGCGCTTGATCTTGACGTCGAAACTCTGCACCGCCGGCATGATCTCGCCGCCCTCGTCGTCGAGGATCGCCTCGGTAATGATCTCGGCCTCTTGCTCGATGATGTCGACGGTGTCGTCCGCGAGCAGTGCGCCCAGCTCAAGCTGGGTCAGACCTTTGTATTCTTTTTCCTCCACACTCTCGCGCTCGTTCCACGCAACGCGAATCACACCGACCTTGTAAAGCAGGCTCGACTTGAACCAGTCGTGCATCATGCGGAAGCCGCCATTTTCGACGGAAAGGATGTAGTTGGCCAGGTCTGTCGCCTGCTCGGCCGCCTGCTCGTCCTCAGGGTTCCGCGGCGAATATCTCACATAGTCCGAGCTACTAAAAATCCGCATAAGCGCCGGCATCAGGCTGTCGACCGCCTCGGCCAGGTCGCGGCTGACCACCTGGCTGCGGCCGTCCTCCTCGTTACCAAACGGCTCGCCCAGGTAGTAGTCCGTCGCCTTGAGCCGCTCAGCCTGGAAGTTGGTGTCCTGATAGTTCAGAGCGCTTTCGGATTCCTGCGCGATGAAGGCCGAGATGTCAGCGTCGTCGAGGGCCACTATTCTTCGTCCTGCATGTCTGCATCAAAGGCAGCATCGCGTTCTGCCTGAGTTTCATCTGCAGCGGAAAATTCGTAGCCATCAGCGAACTGGCGCTGGCCCATCTCCTCGCGCATTCTTTCCGCATAGGTTTTGCCCGTCTTGCCCGTCAAAAACCCTTGGTAAACTGTACCAAACGGACTAGCGCCTGGCGTGCTAAACATGCTCAGAAAACCCTGTGGATCAGAGAAAAACTCCAGCGGACTGCCGTCATAGACACCAGGATCTGCGCCTGAAGGAGCAAAATCAAAGTCGTCCTGCGCGCCGCCCTCGTTCAACAAGTTGAGCCGGTTGGCGCGCTCTTGCAGCATCATGTCCAGCTCTTCCGGCGTGAGCATGGTCGCCTGGTCTTGCATTCCGCCGGTCACCATAGGGGCGCCGCCGCCGATCGGCGTGAAATACTGCCCCATAACCGGCGTCGGGTTGACGTTGTAACCCTGCAACAGGCCGCCGGCGAACTGGCTCAAAATGTTGTTGCGATCGTCGTCGTCGAGCAGACCCTTGCCGACGTAAGGCGTAGGAATGATTTGCATGACCATCAGGCCTTCCTTTTCTTTTTCAAGATATCGCCGTCGGCCTTCATAACGGTGGCCTTGCCTTTGACCGCGGCGTTCACTCGGCCACGCGCCCAGGCGTCCATCGACACATTTCTGCTGCCGCTGCTCAAAAAAGCGCCCTGGCCTCTGCGATAAACGGACCGAAGCTGGCCGGGCGTAAAGCGACTCTTCGCGGCCTTGTTCTTAATGAAGGCCTCGGCTGCTGCGCTCAGCGGCTTGCGGCTCGGTTTTTTAGCGCTTGCGCTTTTTTTGGCCGGCACGGCTTTTACTCACTTTTGCTATGTCAATGGGCAGCCCGGCTTTGTACCGGCGCCGAGTCTCAAGAATTTCGCGCTTCTTTGCCGCTGGGTTCTTTGCGCCAGTTAGATACTTTTTTGGCACTTTACCTGGCATCAACACCCCCACCGCTTCATGGCTGCACGCGCCCGCGTGGCCGGTCCCTTGGCGCGCTTCACGACGCCGCCCATGCGCGCGCAGAACGATTTCTTGCGCGCCTTGTCGGCCTTGGTTTTGGGATTAGGCGCGGGCGGCTTCAGCTTGCTGCCGGTCGCGCGGTTCAGTTTGGCGCGCCCCTTGGCCGTCAAACCGGCGCCGCGGCTGACTGGCAGTTTCTCGCCTCTGCCGACGCTCAGCGACGGCGACTTTTTTTTAGCCATTATCGCTTTCTAGCCTTAGTTTTTGCCGCAGCGCTGAGATCTTTGAACCGCACCACCGGCTTGCTTTTAACGCTGTGGCGAGCGCCTGTGTGAATGCTGCCGTCAGGCATTTTATGCACCGGGCCACTGTATTTTTGGCCCGCGCGAGAATAGAACACAGCCTTTGCCACAGCGTTTTTTCCTTTGGTGCAGGGTCGGGGGACGCCGGCCAAACCTTGGGCCGGATCTCAGCCGGCATTATTTCTTGGCTTTTGTCTTTTTCTTGCCGCCCTTTTTAGTCATTTTGACGGCCATCATCATCCCGCCTTTGGCGGCGCCCATGCCTTTTTTCTTGCCATAATGTCCTGGCATTTCGATCTCCCTATACGATACCGAGGTTGCTGTACTCCAGTGGCTGGTTCCACTTGAAGCTGCCCGAGCCGGCGACCATCGCCGGCGCTGATGCGAACGTCAGGACGAAACTGTCGGCGAGGTCAGGGCTCTTGCCGCCGTGCCTTTTTTTCGACTCGTCCTTGCTCTCAATCTTGATCTTGCCGCTGCTGTTAAAGCTGTACCGCGGCAGCGCCAGCTCGGTGATGAGCTGCTCATCCTCCGGCAAAACGCAGTCGCGCTGCTCTAGCCACTCCCTGGCCGACCACCACAGCTCGTCGCGGAGGCGCATGAACCGATCGCCCATCGCCGATGACTCGGCGACGTTGACGGACCTGGTCGGCAGCTCTAGCTCGTTGAGCCGATCGGCGACGCCGGCGCCCAGTCCGATGCTGTCAACGCAAATCTCGTCGGGGCGCATATCCCACCGAGCGTTGTCGTATTCCGCCTTGACGCGACCGACGGTCTCCATGAGATCCAGGTCGCGCCAGCTTATGACCTCAAACACCGTGTTGCCGCGGCGCTTGCACAGGGCGGTGCGGTCCTGGCCAGTGCGGCTGACATCCAGGCCCCAGATCATCGGTCCGACCTCAGTCGGATCTACGTCGCGCCTGGTCGCCGCCGTGGCCAGCTCGCGCGGAATGACAGTGTCCTGGTCGCTTTCCGCGAACTCGCCCTTCACGCGGATCGCGAAGACGTTCGACTCCTCGCC